CGACAAAGGAACTTCTGATGATAATTCAAGACTCTAACTAGGAGAGTAAAAGTTTTATCAACAAAAGAGTTCTATATGCTTAAACAAAAATTCTAGGTGTTCCAGAATTCATTTGTTTGAGTATACCCCATGGTATACAATCAAAACATCTAATTTCATCAGTACCATTTGAAAATAGTTTTTGGAATTTTGATGAATGTTTTTTAAATGTACAATTCATATTGAAGTATTCGGGTACATTTGAATAATCTATTAATTCAAATGATACATATATTTTTAATGAACACGGTGTAATAATTAGATGAACATATTCCATTTAATATTTCATATTAAAACATATTAAAACATATTAATTTTAAGTTTCAATTTTTATTTATTTTTATATAAAAAACATTTTGATTTATGAAAGTTGACGATTGGATGAAAGAATATAATAGTTTGCCTGAATCTATGAAAATAATAATAAATTATAATTTATTTTTATTTAAACATTAATTATTATTAAAATAATAATTATGGCTAAAGTTAAGTTTGATATAAAAGATAAAATTACTGAGTTATTTGAATATATATTAGATGACAATAGTACTTTATTCAGAGGATTACATGATGTAAAACAATATGATATAAATTATAATAAAGTATCATGGTTTAGTCTAGATAAATCTGCTGTTTATAAATATGCTAAAGATTTAAATGGTATTATTTGTTCTTTTAAACCTAAAAAACATACTATTAAACTTCTTAATATAAATAGTATGTTTTTTAGAATGCATTTAATGGATCAAGTAAATATGAATTATACTAATGACGAAAAAATACCTGTGTTTTCAGCACTTGGTATACCTAATTTAGAATTAGTAAAATATGTTATTGATAAATATTTAAAAGAAAAACCAAAAGATGCTTGTAAAGAAATAGATGCTTTAGAAACTAAATTATTTGCAGAATATTTAGGAGGACATAGATTAAGTGAATATACAATTGATGAAATATTTGCAAATACATTACAAAAATTATATGAAGATAAATTTGATGGGTATATATCATCTCTAAATTGGCCTACGTGTCATCATAAAAATTTTCCTCCTGAAATATGTTTATTTAAACCTAAACAAATTTTAACTTTTATTAGTCAAGTTAATTATATACCACTAACATCTAAAAAAGGTGGTACTAAAAAAAATAAGATTAAAAAATGGACACCACCATTTGATTCACATAAAGAATTTAATACAGAATCTGTTGAAGAATTTAATGAAAAAAGAAAAGCAGAACTTAAAAAATTCGAATGGAATAAACCATTAAAATATGATGAAGAAGGTCAAATTAAATGGCCTAACCGAGATGAGTTTACTAAACATAATTTTGATAGAAAATTTATGAAAGTTGACGATTGGATGAAAGAATATAATAGTTTGCCGGAATCTATGAAAATAAAAATTACTTAAATAAAAAATTGAAAGTTAAATTATTTAAAATTAACATTAGCTACAATGAAAAATCCTAGGAAAATTAGTGATATTTGGAAAGCTATTGATCATCAACGAAATGCATTTAATATGAAAGAAATTATATGGAGACAATCATATGAAGGTATAAAAGCTGCTATTGAATATATTGGTCATCAACGAAATGCATTTAATATGAAAGAAATTATATGGAGACAATCATATGAAGGTATAAAAGCTGCTATTGAATATATTGGTCTACAATTGATTACTAAGAAAAAAGATTTTGATGCAATTGAAATCCCATTATCTACAAAAAAAATTAAAAAATATGGATATCGTAATATAGTAGTAGCTAGAAATGGTTATATTTATAAAGCAGCTAGGATTAATGATATATTATCTGGTCAAAATGGTCTGAAAACAGATGAAGAACTAGAAATAATATATACAAATTTAGGAATTGCTAATAGTATTGTAAAGCCTAAAGGCATAGCCACAAATAATAATATAGAATCTAAATCGATTGATGATTTAGATGAATTAATTAGTATTTCAAATTTTATGTATCGTGAACATTTAGTTGAATTTAGACGATTTGATATAGCATATTGTCTTATAAATGATGATATTAATGGTGAAGTTTTTGTCGCAGATCAAGTCAAAAGTTCTAGAGTTGCAGAAGACGGTCGTCTACATTTTAATGAATTAAATGTAAAGAAAATGATTTCAATATTAGAAAAAAACGGTAGTTTAACATGCATTGGTAAAAATAAAGAAAATATTGTAGATGTTGTTTGGTTCTTCTTTGGTAATAAAGCAATTGATATACTTAAAGAATTTAATATGACTCAAACATTTCATCCAAGACTTCATCTTCAAGTGAAAAGTAATAATCCATTTACAATTGCTATGAATAATCCTATGTTTCGTTTTGACATAGGAAAAATAAAAAGTGAATGTAATCGTTTATTACAACAAAAATTAGAATTTATTAAAATAGGTCAAAAACATTCATTGACATTTTGGAATGAAGATGATTCACAAATACCAAGTATTAATAACCGCATTGAACAAAAATCATTTAATATGACATGTAATGCTTGTAACACAATTAATATTAAAGTTTCTCGAAAACACGAAGATGCATATGGACCTGTTGATTTTAGAATTAATGGAACTATCAGAATTCAAGATAAAGTTAGTAGAGACGAATTTAAATTTCGTCCAGTTGACAGATATCCATATAATCCTGACGATATTGATATATTTCAAGTATCTGATATAGTAAATCAGATTGTCTATGCAATTCCTATGAGAGTTTTAAAAAATGATATTATAACTTCATTCTTTACTAGTGAACAATTGATGAAAACAGGAATTAGACTTTCTGTAGAATGGAAAGAAAATCATAAACAATTTAAATATAATTTTAAAAACAAAGCAGATATACTTTCATATGTTAAAGCATGTGAAGATGCTGCTAAAATACCAAAATTATCTGATCAAAATTTTTATCAAAATATGATTGATGAAAACAAAATTAAATTTATTCCTAAGAAAAAAATTAAAGAAAAGAAAATTAGATTAAAAGTTGATGAAATTGTTGATGATGTTGATGAAATAGAATCTGTTGAATCAATAAAAATTCCAGAAATTAAACAAGAAGAAATCAAAAAAAGTGATTTTAGAGGTGTTTCATATCATAAAAATTCTAAAAAATATAGAGCAACTTTAATGTATAATAAAATAATCTATAATATCGGAGAATATAAAGATGAATCAGAAGCTGCTTTAGCATATAATTTAAAAGTAATCGAGGTTATGCCAAAAGATATTACATCTAAATATTTAAACGTTCTAGACCAAGATATAATCAATAAAGGTGTTCCAGATAAAAAAAAAGTAACTAGTAAATATAATGGAGTTTCTTGGCATAAAGCATCTGAAAAATGGAGATCTTCTATTAGATTTAATAAAAAATATTATGAATTAGGAGTTTATAAAAATGAAATAGATGCGGCAATCGCATATAATAAAAAAGCACAAGAATTATATACAGATTTAGAAGATCTTAATAAACGTTTAAATATTATTGATTAATTATTATTATTTTTTTTATGTAATGAATTTAGCACCTAGACCCATTGTCTGAATCTCATGAAATAGTAATTTAGCTGCATATGGTATCCTTATTTCTGCAAAATTTGTAATATTCTTACAATTCCTACAATTATATATTTTTTTCTCGGGATTCGCAATACACATATAACCACATTGTTTACAAACATGAATACGATAGTTATCTGAGCATTCCATCAATCTTTCTTTGAGAAATTGGATTAAACCCTCTGCCAACATTACCTCGACTTCCATCTCTCCCAGACGCAACCCACCCCGTCTAGCCCGTCCTTCGGCAGGTTGTCGAGTTAATGATACAATAGGACCGTTAGAAGCCCTCGAATTACCTGACCATACTGATACTCCATTTCGCCTCACATATATTACACCTTCTCCTAAAGGTACCGTGCAACAATATACCATCCCATCATAATCCTCCCAAGAATCTAGAGCGCCTTCATCACGAGTCATATTATAATTCTTATTTACCAAAGGTTCATTTTGAGATTCTATGATATTTAAATGATATGCGTCGGCATTATGTGTAATAATTTTACCTGTTTTTTTCATAACTCTACTAGTTCCTGCTTCCATACCAGTTCTTTTTGTCTTATTTGTTGAATATCCGGCATGTAAACATAATCTCTGAAAATCATCTGCTAACTTTGTTGATGATGTATAATATCTCTTAGTTCCATGTTTATTTGGTTTATCTCCATCTCCATACATCATTCCTTGTATTAAAGTTTTACACTGGTCACGATTTAAATACCATACCCAGTCTGGAAGAGATTTATTAATTGCTCCTACACTTAAAGGTCTAAGATAATTCCATAAATCTTTATCGTAAATATACCAATTTATTCCTTCTCTATCTTCTAATTCTTCACCTGGTTTTGATAAATCTTCACGATAATACTTTGATTCTGTATATTTAATTTCGAATTCATCACAAATTGGTCCAAGCATTTCTCTAACTTTGGGTTTATCAGCTGCAAAACAAGTTCTATTTCCAGTTGTACTACATCCTTCAGCCATCCAAATCCCGAAAAAAGTTAACCATGAATCGATATTAACAACTTTCTCAGAATTTGGAAATAAGAATCCGACGATTTCATCATCTGATACAACTAACTCATCTGGACAATTTTGGATATCTGGATTCCATTTATTAACATCCTTTTTATAATAATATCGTTTATGATATACATAACTTGCTAATTCCAATCTGTATTTAGGATCTGCTCTATTGGATATATACATCCTGTGATTATCTGTAACAAGCAAATCAACCTGATTACTCTTTACCTTATACATCTTGCCACTAAATTCTTTACTCTGAATCTCTATCGGATTCTGATAAACCAATGCTTCATCCACAATCGTTGCTACTTTATATTCCTTAGTTAAATCCTTAAAGTTAATCCAACCTTTATCTGTTAAAATATCAGTTTCTTTATCATAACAATGTATCTTGTCCGTTGTCATGTGTTTTAACCTCTGATAAAACGTTGGACCAATAAAGATATCACAATTCATCTGCTGTCCTGTCCGTGGATCATACATTACCTCATTACCATACCTCTCCATACCTGATTTCTCCAATAAAGATGCTATATCCTCTACTTGACATCCTGTGAATGGTGTAGAATCTCCATATGTACCCATCAATGAACAGGCTTTTCCCATTAACGACTCCATCAACTGACCAATTGTCATTCTCGAAGGAATGGCATTAGGATTCATAATGATATCTGGAACTATTCCTTCTCGAGTAAATGGCATATCTTCTTGTTTATATGTAATACCGATAGTGCCCTTTTGGGCACTACGGGCAGCAAGCTTATCTCCAATTGTTGGTACCCTATCCGATCTAATACGGACTTTACAAAATGAATAACCATCGCCATTTACTGTCTTGAAATAATTATCATTATAACAATTCTGATCCACAAATCCTTTTTCATTCGCTGTCAATGGTACACTATTGTCCTTATAAGTCATAACTCCATTATTCTTATTCGGCATACACTTGCCAATAATTATATCTCCTGACTTTACAAAAGTATTCTCAGGTACAAAGCCATCCTCTCCTAGTTTATCATATACATATGATTTATTACCTGCACTCGTCTCAGGCTTTGTAAAGAACTCTTCCTCACCATTCGAATGATTCTTATTATTCTGCTCCTTATAAGTACGATAATAAGTTGAAGTAAATAATCCTCGATCTACTGAAGATTGATTCAATATTACTGAATCCTCCTGATTATATCCTGTATATGTCATAATAGCTACAATTGTATTAATACCATTCGGTAAATTATCCAGCTTTAAAATTTTATTCATCTTTGTACGTACTAAAGGCTTCTGACCATAATTTAAAATATGACCTAACGTATCTAGACGATCACGGAAATTTGATGCATAAATACCAATTGCTTGCTTACTCATAGAACTATTATGAACTTGAAATGAATCACCAGCTATAAAACTGTGATTATCAGAAGCTACTGTTATATCTGCAATCATACAATTTGGTACTTCTTCAATTGAATCTACTGGTACAAATATTGTACATCCTTTTTCTTCAATTTGATTTATCCAAATGTCAATATAATTATTATCACCCAAATTTGGTGTACTTATTTCTCGTCCATCTTTATAACTACGAATATGATCTCTAACTCTATCAATATTTATTTTTGTTTCATTTGCAATCTCTCTGGTACTTTTACCATCATCATACATTTTACGCAATATTTCTATATTCAACTTATATTTTTGGAAATTTAAATCTTTAAAACGTAAATATTCAACTACTTTAGCTGAATTTATAGATTTTCGAGTATCATACCTATAACCAATTTTTGTGAAATAATCAATTAAATTTTCATGTGTATCTTTAATTTTTAAAGCTATTTTATTCCTGTTATCATCAATTTTACAAATTGTTACATCATTGGTTTTAATACCAATTCGTGTCATTATCACTTTTAACTGCTCAAAGAAATGATTTAGACTTTTAGTGTGTATTGGAATAATTTGTTGTGATGTCTCTGCACATACACAATTATATCCACATTTTTTAAATTTATTCCAACGAATTTGACATCCATCTCCACCTTGAAATCCTGCAATAAATTCACGCTGAACATGTAAACTACCATTCATAATCCAATCTGGAACTGGTTTTCTTTCAGTATCTACCTTTTTACCAAATGATATACCTAGACAAATTAGAAATGCAGGTAATGCACCAGAATGATATACTTTATATGTATGTCCATAACCTTCTGCATAAGATTGACTTATTTTAGTCTTATTGAATCCTAAAAATTCCATATCATTTTCAAATGTTTCTGCTGATAAATTACATCCAAAATCAGCCTGAAAAACAGCTCTAATACTCGAACGATCTTTATATATATTAATTGCTCCATCTGTTAATATAAATCCTGATATTTTTGCAATTAATGCTAATTTAGCATTTTTACTAGTTAATGGTAATAATCCTTGATTAGTTAATTGCGAACAAACATTATTTATATATGATGTATTAAATCCGTATTTCTCCATTTTTTCTTTTATTATTTCTTTATCAATTATTATATAATCATCTACTTCAGTTGATAATGGTTCAGAATTCCCAACAAATATACCAACCTTTAATTTAATATCAGTAGATACTAAATCTTCAACTTTTTTCCAACCTACATTTGTCATAAACAAATGATCGTATGTCGCTGTAATACTCTTACCAGAAACTGTTTTTATTTTATAAATTTTCTTTTCTGTTGATTTCACAAAATGATTAATTACGCGCGTTATCGAATTACTCATTGTAATAGGATCAAATGTTATTACTTCATCACCAACTTTTACATCACGTATCATCTTACGATCTCCATTTGCCATCAAAACTAACTCTTCTTCCCAAATACATTGATAACAATTACGGGGAGCCTGATTATGATCCGGAAAAGGTATATTCGCTGCTGCTACACCTAGAATTACCGTAGGATTTATCTCCAAATGTGTATACTTTACAGGTAATAAACTACCCTTTACACCCTTCTTGATATCATCATACTTCATCGCAATCATAGAAGCATTCATCTCGCCTACATCCAGAAATTCAATTACTGAATTCTCTTCATCATTAACCTTATTAGGTCCTCCAAATACTAACTCATTCCAATCCAAATGCTCCTTTGATACATAATCTTCTGTTAACCTTGTATTATGATCATCTACAATTATTAAAGGCCTAATACAACGACCTCCTTCTGTGCAAACTATTATTTCATTGTCATACAAATTCCAAACTATACTCGTCTGTACATTAATAGTACCACGACGCTTGTAATTTTTTAATATCTTTAACATCTCATCTGGTTTATCATAAAATCCAAATATATCACCATTAACAATTACCTTTGTTAAACTATAATATTTACTAGAATTCATTTCATCCCATTCTATTAATCCAATGTCTTTTATTAACTCCTTCACGTTTATTGAATTTGAAGAAATCGATATATTTGTCATCATTGACATGTTTTTAACAAGACCGACTGAGGCACCCTCAGGAGTATTATGAACGGTTGACATATCGCTTAACAAGAATCTCCCATTACCTTCGAGTTGCCATCCTACAAAAGGTTGAATATCCTTTTTAATAAGTTCAAAAGAACTTTGCAAAAAGCTAGAACATCTCTTAATAGATGTTGGATTCTCAAATTTATTTAATTTTTTCCTTGGAAGAACTGTCGGAATTTCATATAAATATTGTCCAGTAATTGTTAATTCTTTATAAGGCTTTTGTCTTTTTTCACCATTTACTGTATAAGAACATATACCATTATTTACATGACATGAAAATCCTAAACTTCTCGCTAAAAATTCAGCATCATAAATAATTTGATAATTTGGTTCTCCTTGAGGAATTCTAATTTCATGTCCATTGGCTCGAATACTTCCATCTGTATCAATTAATCCTGCTAAAACTGCTAATCTTGTTTTACGATCATTTGTCAAATATTCAATTGGAATATGTTTATTATTAACAAGTTTATACTTAGCCAATAATTTTTTTAGGGGTGCTTTTTCAGTTTTATTGCAACTAATCCCCGATTGTGTATTATTAATTGTAGAACTGATTCCATATTTATATTTCAGACCTTTTTTAATAGTCGCATCATTATCTTTACCCCATTCAATCCATTTATCACGTAATTCAAAATCAGCTGTTACAAATCCATATCCACAAGATAAACCATCTCCTAACCACATTCCAAGGATATAAGGATCAAGTACAACTTCTTTAGTTTCCCAATTAATTCCATCAGATTTGAATGTATATAATTCTTTTTGAACTGCTTTCGGTAATGACAAGTATTTCTCAATCGTAATGTCAATTACGTCATCATCATCAATTGATGACATAAATAGTTCTAAATCAGCGGTATTACTAAAGTCTTTGTACCTATATTTAAGTTCTTTCTTATCAAACCACGTTAATTCCTTCTTACCTCGATGAGTCCTAACGCTATTATGTTTTTTAACTTTTAAAGTCAGAATATGATTATCAGTTACCGTATAGTTCATAAAATTCTTTTTATCCGGAATAACTTCATACATCTCTTTGATTCCCGAACATGTACTTTTAACTCTAACGGCATTACCTTTATCATCGATTAAATAATCCCCTACTACAATATCTTCTGCCTTTTTAATAATACCACTCCACATTAAGATTGGAGTATTTGGATCAAAACATTCACAAGGACATATAATACCCCACTGTGTATTATGCAACTTACGTGGCTGCACTAACTTACCTGATTTCTCTATAGGTGTATTAATACGGCGCAAATGAGATAATGTTGAATTATATGTCATCCTATTTAATACCTGTGCTACACCTTGCTTATTCTTATTATTCTTTATTCCCCAATTTCCAGTTGCCAAAGCATAACGTAATCCTGAATCTATTATCGTAGACTTGAATAACTTTGTCACATTTATCTTGTTTATTATATTATTAAATTTATTAGTTGCCTTCCAACCTCCTGTATTAATCTCTTTTTGTAACATATTCTTCATGTCTTTTATTACCTTTCCATAATACTGCCTAAACAAATTTGCCATTAATACACCAGGCGTATCAACACGCTTGTTAATATAAGAATCACGATCATCGAAATTACGCAATCCTAAATAACACTTTAATAACTTATTTACCATATATCCTAAATATAAAGCCTTCTTCGTAAACTCACGACCAACATGCGGAAGAAACTCCTTCTCTAAAACATTTTTTACTATATTTATACGGTGAATTTTATTAAATAAGATCTCCTTTGGATATCCAGTGATATTCAAATATTTTGATAAATACTCTAAAGCATCCTTCTGACAAACAATTGTATTCGATTCCTCAATACAAGCTACAAGCTCATTCATCAGATTTATATTCAAATCAACTGATAAATCATATACTATATATTCTATGATCTCTTTATCATTACACACTCCAAGTGCCTTGAATAATATAAATAATGGAATATCTGTCTTTATATGATGAATATTAGCTCTGATATAACGACCAAACTGATTCGGTTTGGCTGATAACCTTAAAGTAGTTATCTTTGGTACTCCTAGCTTATTCTCTTGTACCGAACGAATCTCTGCAATATGAGAATAAGTTGATACCTTATTATTCAAAAATACAAAAGGTATATTCTCTGATATACGATCCTGGGGAATGATCACTTTCTCATTCCCATTTATGATAAAATAACCTCCAAAATCATAAATACACTCATTATTATTTTTCTCATGAATACTTTTTAATACACAATAATTTGATTTTACCATAATAGGTATCTTACCCAAAGGTACACCCTTGATCTCCTTGGTTTCCTCCAAGTAATCACTCGTATCATCAATCAAAGATTTTGTTTTTATATTTATATCAACTGTTAAATTTGAAGCATATGTAAAATTACGCTTCCTAGCATCATTCGGTGTCATCACCTTTGTACTTCCATCTTTTTCTGTTATAATAGGTTTACCTAATATAGGATTTGTTATATTAATTATTAAATTATATTTGAATTTTTCTAACTCAGGCATGTAACTATGATTTATCTCTATCGGATTAAAACCCTCCATGATCTGCTTTAACTGCATTATGATAAAATAATCAAATGTATCAATTTGATGTTTAACTAACTGATAACCTTTATTAACTGAGAAGTAACTATTAACGATTTTCCAAGAAATGTTATCATAATCAAAAGTTTCCTTCATTCTTCTAAATAGAATAAATAAACTTGTTCTTAAATATCTTTCAATTTTTTTTTAAATTAAAATTACAAACTGGACACTTATTATGCTTTTTTAACCATTTTATTATACATTTATCACAAAATATATGATTACATTCCAATTTCCTTAAATCTTTTTTTTTACTTAATTCTATCTGACATATCACACAAATCTTATCATCCAAATCATCAAGATTATATACCTTCTTACTTATACTATCAATGTCTTCTATACCAATCTCAACTACACCTATTCGCTCCCCTAAACTTAAATATGCTTCATATGTATCTATAAAACTTGATCGATTCTCTGGAGGTGAAGAACCTGCTACACTACTTCTTCGACTACCTACAACTGTATTATGTTCCATTAAAAATGCACCTAAATTACCTCCGGATATCTGACTATTTGATATAAGATATTGATCTAATGTATCGGTATATGATTCTTCTATACCAGACATTATAAAATATATTATAAAAAAATTATTTTCATTTAAAATTTATCTTATAGCTACTACTATTGTTATATTATCTCCAGAACCTCGTTTCCTAGCCAAATCTAATATAATCTTACAAGCATTTCGTACTACCATCTTTAATACCAACTCTGTTTGTATATTTGCCATCTTCTTAAACTCTGTATTTAATATATTTACTATCTCATCATTATTTACTGTATCATATACTCCATCAGATGCCATGAATATATAAGAACACTCCGGAAATAAATTATATCGAAATATATCAGGAGTCCATGTTACCCCAGGTGACAAATAAAAATCGCCAAATGCACGAGATAATGATAAATTTCCATTCACTCTAGCTGTACCAAATTGATCTTTTGATACAAAACCACCTACAGAATATATACGATCATACTCTGATTTTAAAGTAGGCTTATGATCAATCGTTAATTGTAATGCTTCATCATTTCGATTTATTATTGCACGACAATCACCTATATTTACTACCCACATTTCCTTGTTATTCGTCAATATAAACAATGCTGTACTTCCTGAAGTCATTCCTACTTCTTTCGGGATTATACTATGCATTTTTTCACAAGATTTAGTTAATGCTACTGATATGTCCTCGTCCAAAAATAACTCATTTCTTAAAATATCTTTTAAATATAATTGTAAAAATTTCGATACTAAGTCGGAGCCATGACCATCAAACACCGAATAAAGATCATAATCGAGGAAAAAATTCTTTTCTATATAATTACGATCCTCCATATATTCACGAGATCCTTGATCCTCGAGAACATAAACTACTTTCATTTTATTATTACTTATATTAATTCTTAAATGAATTTAAACTTAAGGATATATAGACATTTCTATCAATCGTTGGACCATCTGATACATTATATTCTCTTATCAATCTCATTATATAATCTGTCATATTGATATCCAATAATTTACTTGTTACAATTTCATAATTATCTTTGTCTTCTAATTTTATTTCTAAATATTGACTCTTATTTACATCAATAATATCGATATTTACATTATATCCCCATTTACTCTGAACTAAAGATTTAATATCATCACTTGATACCAACTTTGACGTCTTGGATAATAATCTATCTAAACCTATAATCTTATTATTATAATAAGAATTTCTAAAATTATTATTGTATTTTTTATTATTATTATCTTCATCTGCAAATGTTGTTTTCATACATTTTGTTATATTTATTTTTCTAGGAATCCTATTTATAATATTAAATTTTCTAGATATTATTAGCATTTTATTATTTATTATTTATTATTCTTAAGTAATTTCTTCTAAAATATCAAAGATGTCATTAGTAACAAAGAAAAAAGTTGTTTTAAAAAAAAAATATAATACTACCGAAATTGTTAATATACTAAATGATGAACTTACTACTACTTATGATATCGAAGTTCAACCAGATGGATGGGTACTTCCAAATAGAACAAAATTCTCTAACTGGATTGATAAAGAATTCAAATATCCTAAAAAATCATCTAAAAATATGCAAAAACTTCTAGATGAATGCCAAGATGGAGAAGATTGTCCAAAAGTTAATATTGATCATATTAACTTATTCCCACATCAACATTTTATTAAAGATTATATTCAATTTAATAGTCCTTATAGAGGAGTCCTATTGTTTCATGGTCTCGGTGTCGGTAAAACGGCAAGTTCGATTGCAGCAGCTGAAATTTTAATTAATCGTATGGAAGTAATCGTAATGTTACCTGCTTCTCTAAGAAATAACTATATTAATGAAATTAAAAAATATGGTAAAAAATTTTATAGATTAAAACAACACTGGGTCTTCATTGAAAATAATAAAGATATAAACTTTGATAAAATTAATAAAATATTATCTATTGATTCAGAATTTACTAATAAACAAAATGGATTATGGATTCCTATTAATGCAAAAGGAGCACCTAATTTTAATACACTCTCTAAAGAAAAACAAAATGAAATTAATTTGCAAATTAATTTTATTATTGAAAAAAAATTTAATTTTATTAATTATAATGGTCTCAAAAGAGAACATATTAAAAAAATGATCGCTAATGGTAATAATCCTTTTGATAATAAATGCATTATCATTGATGAAATTCATAATCTTATTTCTCGTATTGTTGGTGGTAGAATGATTGGTACATCATTATATAAATTATTAATGTCTGCTAAAAATGCTAAACTAATTTTATTATCTGGTACACCTATTATTAATTATCCTTATGAAATTAGTTATCTAATTAATTTAATTACTGGACCTAGAACTTATTTTGAACTTACATTTATCAAAAATAGTGAAATTAATAATGATTTACTTAATCAACTTCTAAACGAAAATAAAAATATTGATTTCTTCAATTTTGATAGAAATACTAGAAAATTAACAATTACATTATTACCTTTCGGATTTCAATTTAAAAATAAAGAATTATTAGTGGAAAGAATTAAAGGTGATATTATAACTGATGATATTATACTCGAAAACATAATTACAACTCTTACAAATAATAAATTTAATGTATCTAAAAAAATATCTACAAAAGATGCATTAACATTACCTCAAAAACAAGAAGAATTTAATAATTATTTTATTTCTACTGAACATGACAAAATTATTAATGAAAATATGTTTATGAAAAGAATTCTTGGAACTGTTAGCTACTATAGTACTTACTCTGAAGATCTATATCCATCTGTAGAAATCGTTGATGTACCTGTGCCACTCAATGATTATCAATTCTCAGTCTATGAAAAATCTAGAATCGAAGAAAGAAAAAAAGAAAGTAAAATGAAATTAAAAATGAAAAATAAACAATCTTCATCTAATGATCCATTTTCTGATTCTGGACAAGTTTATAGATTCTATTCACGCGCTAACTGTAACTTTGTATTCCCTGAAAAAATTAAAAGACCATTCCCTAGTAGTATCAAAGCTCTTAAAAAATTAGATGAAATTGATGATCTCGATGACACTGTCAGTATTAATACTGATGAAGACGATACTAAAGTTCCTGATGACTATATTACTCTCATTAAAAAAGCATTACTTGAAGTGTATAACGGTAATTATTTAACACTTAAAGAAATTGCTGAATATTCACCTAAATTTAAACTAATTATTAATAAAATTCATAAATCTGTTGGTAAATCATTAGTTTATTCACAATTTAGAACTGTTGAAGGACTAGGACTTCTTGGATTAGCATTCAAAAAACTAGGATATGCCGAAATTAAACTTAAAAAAGTTCATGGAGAATATGAACTAGATATTAAAGAAGAAGATATCAAAAAACCTAAATTTATGATGTTTACTGGTAGTAACCCAGAAACACAAATATTACTTAATATTTTTAACTCTAATTTTGAAAATATACCAGATTCTATCAAAACTAAACTGGATAAACTTGATAATACTCATGGCGATATTATTAAAATGATATTTATTACCCAATCAGGTGCTGAAGGTATATCATTAAAACACGTTAGACAAGTTCATATTCTAGAAAGCTATTGGAATCATATTAGAATTGATCAAGTTATTGGACGAGCTGTTAGAGCAAATAGTCATGTTGAATTACCAGCTAAAGAAAGAAATGTTCTTGTTTATATTTATTATTCTACATTTACTGAAAAACAAATTTCAAATTCATTTACAATTAAAACACTTGATAAAAGTATTACATCTGATGAATATATATATAATATTGCAAAAAGAAAAAAGAAAATTACAGATGGTATCCTAGAATTATTAAAAAAAGCTTCTGTAGATTGTGCTATTAATGGATATAGCCATAAAGGACTCAAATGTTATTCATTCCCTGTTAATATGAATGATAATCAAATCTCTTATGATTATAATATTGCTCATGAACTTGATGATCAACAATATTCTAAAATTATAGAACAAACTGAATTTGATGCAGAAGTTTTTATTACTAAAAAAGGTAATTTCTTAATCAATAAACTTAATAATTTTGTTTATGATTATGATGTCTATGTTAATAGCCATAAATTAGTTAAAATTGGTGTTCTTAAAATAGTTGATAATAAAAAATTAATTATGAATCAATAATAATTTATTGATTCTTTCTTTACGAATTTCATTAAAATAAAAGAAACTATCCATATTTATCAATTCTATTTTTTCTTCATAATTATTGCAAATACAAAAAATATCGTCTTTAATATTTATTATTTTTAATCTTACAAATATATGAAATCGAAATGCATCCGGATGTATCTGTTTATATTTACGATCTTTTTTACTAATATAATCAGGACTTTTATAAGTCCGTTTCTCCATTGTATATTCTTTTTGTCGCATACTTATTAAACATAAATCTCCACATAATAATCCATCTTTAATATACCAATTAAATAATTCAAGTTTAGCTTCTCATACTTACTAGCATTTTTTATATATTACTATTATTTTAAAATAATTACATTTTAAACAAATTACATTTTTAGAAATTACATTTTTAGAAATTATATTTTAATAATTTAAATGACACAATTAGTAAATATACCACCATACACACATTTATTTACATGTTGTCCAATTTTAAAATTTAATGAACAAAATTTATCAATTACGAAACAAGAATATACGAAAATAAAAAAAAATATAGATTTAAAAACACTTGCACAAATATGGATAAATGGATTTTTTAATGATAATCATAGTATTGGTAGTTATCATTTTTCCGTTTTAATGCGTTGTGGATATAATCTGAGACCCGTTAATCCTGCTAGAGATTTTGTAGACAAATTAAAATCATATTTTTATTCAAAAGATAATTGTAAAACAATTGAAGGTGCAATTGTTTATAGAGCTATGCCCGAAAAATATATAAATATTCCTGATTCAAATTTTATTACAACTACAACTTCTATTGATATCGCATATAGATATTATAAATTTCTAAATTTAAAATTAAACAAATGTGATAAATATAAAATTATTGCAATTGAATTACAAGCTGATATTCCTGTTTTATATATAGGTGGTCCGGATAAAGAAGTTCTTTTACCACCTGGTATTTTAACAAGATATAAACAAAAAACTATTTTACATAAATTTATTAATAATCATGATGATCTAAAACGTATAATTGGTATTGCAAATGATTATGCGGGTGATGATTATGATGAATTACTAAAATGTGCATTAAAAGCAGATTTTAATAGACCAAAATATATAATTCCTGCTTTTAATACTGAAATTAATACTGAACAAGAATCTGAAAAACTTCAAATAGATTTTTATAATTATACACAAACTCTTAGACAAATAGGTGGAAAAAATAAAATTTCATACTCTAACAAATATTTATATGAAATTGCAACTTTATTTAATATAAAAAATCGTAGCAAAATGAATAAAAAACAAATTATCAAAAGTATATCAATTATATAAATTTTGCTTTTATTTTGCTTTTTTATCATGTATTACCATTTTAAGATCTTTTGGTGGAATTATATTATTCATTTTATTTAAGTACTTAAATAATTAATACTTAAATAATAAATACTTATTATTTATGGAAAAATTAGATTTTAATAAATCTTTAAATAAAAATAAATCTATTTTTATCATTGGTAAAAGATCCACAGGAAAAACAACACTAATTAATGATATACTTAAATTTAAAAATAATCCAAATGGTATTATTATATCTGATTTTGAAGAATATAATCCAGAAATACTAGAATATGTTTTTAATAAACAAAATAATAATAAAAGAAAATATAATGAAAATGATAAAAATTTCTATCTTGTTCTTGATGATTGTTTATTTGAAAATACACATTTTCAAAATATACATTTTCAAAATTTAATTACAGAAAATAAAAATTTAAAATTAGATTTTATTATAAGTAAATCATTTCTAAATATATACCCATCAATACTTAATCAAAATATCGATCTAATTTTTATATTTAAAGATCATTATATTCCAAATTTAAAACGAATATACAACCAATTTGGTGGATTTTTTGAATCATTTGAATCATTTACTAAACAATTAAATGATATTACAAATATACCCTATAATTGTATGGTATTAGATAATACAAATAATAAAATATTTTGGTATAATAGTATATAGAATGCGTTTTATTTGGTTTTAAAAATGTGTGTAGATAGACTATAATATGTCACAAAATACAATTGAAAATGATGTATACAAAATTACTTTGTACATGACACCATCACAATGGAATAATATGTCTAAATGGTCTGTCGATGCAACCATAGCATCTCATAAATCTGGAAATCCCATGGATGGATCTTGGTTGTATCTTTCACATGAAACAAACGCAAGTGATCAATATGCTGTCGCATTGCAAAATATGCGATCTGATCAATATGCTATCGCATTGCAAAATAGTTAAACAATTATTTTTATTATTATTTAAACAATTATTATTTATAATTATTTATAATATATTTAAATGGATTGGTTTAATAAAATTGTCCAAAGAATTTATACAAAAATATTCTAATAGAATTAATCATGATAAATTAATGAAAAATATAAAATTTAAAAAATTTAATATATAATATTTATAGATATGTATATATAAATGACAATTGATAAACAAAATCCTAAATTGTCAAGCGGTGAAAAAGCTGCAGCTAAAAAGAAAAAACATCAAGAAAATATTGCCCTAGCTAATCCACAATTAGCTCTCGAAAATAAAGAAAAAAATGAAGCTAAACGGAAAAGACGCGAAGAATCTGGATCAACAAAATCATTCAAATGATATATTAATTATATCTCATTATATGCCCTTGTTTATTTGATATTAATCCTATTTTATTTTTAAATGTATTTAATTTTAAATAATTACATTTTTAAGAAATTACATTTTAAATAATTACATTTTTTAATAATTACATTTTAAATAATTACATTTTTAAATAATTACATTTTAAATAATTACATTTTTAAATAATTACATTTTAAATAATTACATTTTTAAATAATTACATTTTAAATAATTACATTTTTAAATAATTACATTTTAAAATAATTATTATATTATCATTGTTTCTATTATTTTTGCATTATCTACTAATATATCTAATTTCAATGAAATACTATGCTGTAATGTTTGATTTAATATTGTTCCATTTGGTACAATACTAGAATTATTCAAATTATAATAATTTAAACAATTTATAATGGATGTATTTAAATTTATACTACCTATACTTGCATCAAAACTTCCTGGTGATGCTATATAAAATGAATTATAATATCCATTCGAATTTACTGTACCCAATGAAATAATTTCATGACCATTTGATTGATTTATAAAACCATTAATTCCATTTATATCTGATTCTAATTGCTGTGGTACTAATTTGCTGATCACAAAATTTTTAATTAAAATATAATCTGAATTAAAAAAATCTTGATTTGTAAAATAATTCTTTAATGTTATTATTAATTTATTAGGATCTGTATCTTGCTCTATACTCATTATATTATTAGAATCCTGTTTAATACTTAATAAATCTCCATTCGGTTTTAATAATTTAATAGATAATCGTTGAATAGTTGATAATGGTGTTGGATAAAATTGTTTCTTTTCGTCTTGAACTGGTTTTAATACTATAAAACCACGACCATTTGGTGCCTTGTAACTTGATTCATAAATTAAATTACAAAAACTTTTCCTAATTATATCATTTGTACCATCATATACATCTGAAAACTCATCAATTGATAATATTACATAAGGCAAAGAAAAACTTATATGAAATGATGGATCTGTTGATAATGATGATTCACATGGTACTATTACTCGTCCTACCTGAATACTATCAATATTCTTATACTTATTTGCTATATTGTTATCATGTGATAAAAAATTTATACCATAATCATACCTTAGAGGATAACTATTCCAATCTCGATCTGTACTATTGACAGTTAAATATTTCTGTATTATTATATTATTCTCTGTACTCTTCGGAATTATTAAATTCTCAATTCCATCTGTAAAAGCCTGAGTCCTAATTCTATTATCTAATATAGATAAATCTTTTGTACTTTGCTCTGGTTGAAAACTATTACGATATAATGCCGCAGGATCTGTATTCATATCCAAAGGAGTTATTATATTACGTGCATCCTGTAAATCCTTTAACTTCCTCATAAAATCATCTGGATTCTGAGTATGCTCTTTTAATACAGGAGAAATTTCATTGAAATCTGGCATCTTTTTTGATGGATATATATCATTATTACGATCTGTAACAAGACGATCTATACGGTCTTTTTCATTGTTCGTATCGGATACTCTCTTTTGATAAGGATTTGCTTCTGGAACAATCATATTGGATTTTAATGGACGATCTCCATAAATTACTTTGTCTCGATTTAAATTCTCTATATTAGGCTTCTTTTGATTTAGATTTAATTTACTGCAATAAAAATCTTTAATTTTAGCTAATGATTTTATATTTAGATCTTGTAATGATATATCATTGTTTCGTTTATCTTCGACTATTTCTGTCATTATAGTTAATAATACTTTACGAATATTGTCACTTGTATCATATTTTTCCATATCTACATTAAATTTCTCTGACATGTAATCACTAAATATATTAATTAGTAATTTCATATTAGGTGTTGTATAAAATTTACTACTGTTCATTTTACAAAATATATATAATTTATTTTTACTTAAATATACATATAATAAAGTATTTAAGTAATTATATAAATAATTATATATAATGGAATTTAATAATAATGATGAATTTTATAATAATGCTATCATTAAACCTCCAGAAGATTCTTTATCCTATGAAGGAGATACAAGATTCACTAGAATTGTTGTAGATTCTAAAGATCGTAATACTAACTTATTTCCTGAACCTAATTCATATGATATCGTTTTTGACGATGATATTAATGATGTTATATCAGCTCAATTAATTAATATTGAACTACCACTAAATACATATTTAATCAATAAATATTTTAATACTATCAAAGTTACAATTAATAATGTTAATTATAATGTTATATTATCTATTGGAAATTATACACCTACTGAACTTGCAACAGAACTCGATTTACAATTTAATAAAATTGGTAACTTTAGTATCATATATAACACCACTAAAACAGACAATTTTACAATAATGTCTGATAATAACTTTTCAATCGATTTTTCAACTAAAAACTCGCTAGCTATGATGCTAGGATATAAACAAATTATTTATAATAGTATTACGACTGTCCCTACAAATGCTAGTTTTCCGTTTATGATTAAATCTGAATTTAGACTTAACTTTGATTTTAATAACTATGCTGTTATGTTTATAGATCAATTTGATGTTAATAAAAATCAAAATAATCCTCTTAATAAATCATTTGCTATTATTGGCAAAGATTATAGTAAATTAAATATTAATGATGAACCTAATATTATTAAAAATTTCTCACCACCTATTGGTAAAATAAATAAATTTAAAATTACATTTTATGATCGTTATGGCAATCTATATGATTTCCAAAATATGGATCATAGATTTGAAATTTTATTTAAAAGTCATAAACAAAGAAGAAAATATATGGCTGTTCTAAAAAACCATTTTAAAAAATAATTTATTTTAATATAATAAATATGTTTCTTAGACTCGTTACTGAATTCATAGGAACATTCGTATTCTTATCAGTTATTATATTATCTGGGGAAGCTATACCAATTGCAATCGCTCTTGGTGCTATGATCTATTTTGGAGGCAAGATTTCTCAAGCACATTATAACCCTGCAGTTTCAACCATGTTATTCGCTAAAGGTGATATCGATCTAGTTACATTTGTTACATACGTTATTGCTCAAATATTAGGTGCTCTTTCTGCATTTATGTGGCATAGCTATGCATATAACAAAAAAAATGTTGCTAAACTAGGTATTTAATTCTTTTTATATTATAAAATGAATAATTCTCCATCACATAAGTATGTTGCCTCTTTACCCATTACTGATGAATTATATACTCAGGTTTCTATTGAAATACCCGTTGAAGTTACTGAAGTACCCGTTGAAGTTACTGAAGTACCGGTTGAAGTTACTGAAGTACCCGTTGAAGTTATTGAAGTACCGGTTGAAGTTACTGAAGTACCCGTTGAAGTTAATGAAGTACCGGTTGAAGTATCTGTAGAAGTACCAATTGAAGTACCAGTTGAAGTACCAGTTGAAGTACCTGTAGTTCCTGTTGAAGTACCTGTTGAAGTACCTGTAGTTCCTGTTGAAGTACCTGTTATTGTTTCTTTTGTACCAGTAAAAGGACCAGAATTACCTGAAGAATCAGATGTACAAGAAGCAGTACAAATAAAACCTGAACCTGAAGAACCAGTTAAATTTGATTATTCAAATGCACCAAAAAAAAATTTTAATATTAGATTTCTATGTGGACGTAAATTCTTTTAAATAAATTAAATTGATGGACGATAAATATCATCTCTAAATAAATTAATTTCATCATCTTTCTTCATTTTTTCACAAATATGATCAAACTTTATATTTTTTAAACATTGAGTCAAAAATACTATTGAAAACATTCCACATTCTGTATTCTTAAATTGTCGTCTTAATAAATTTGTTCTTACCTCAAATTTACTTGCTATCTTCTTTGGAAAAATATTATTTATCTCCAATTTAACTTTATCCATAAAATCTAATGCTGGCTTTACATCATTAAATTCATCATCAGCATTCTTATTATATGCTGTGGAATCATATTGATAAATTCCAAAATTCTCTTTCGTTGGATCTAAACTACAATAAATTGCAAACCAATGTTGTCCACCTTTATCATGAGGATCTGTATTTATTACCATACCAAATTGTTTTTTATGTTTCGATAAAATCTTTTTAACATTCAATGTACACATTATATCACCTACACAATGACCATTTACCATTAACTCAAAATCTATTGGATATACACCTAGAAACCAAAAATCTGTATGAAGCTCTTCATACTGTTCCATTACGAATAATATATCAAATGTATTTAACCAAGTTCTTCTATTTTTATACCATTCAATAGGTTTCTTGGGTCGAAATGCATCTTCAATTTCTTTTTTCTTCTTAAAATCTAAAAAATCTTGTTCTATCCAACAAAATTCTTTATCACCACATTTTGATTTTAATGCTTCTTTAATTTGACTATGTAAGTTTTTCTTTGAACTTTTTATATTGATTTTATGAGTGTGTAATACTTTATTTAATTCAGTACCTATAGTTACTAAATCTTCTCTAGAATAACAAGTACCTTCTTTACTAAACTCATGATGTGCTGGTGAACAATACATATTATATATTATATTTAGTTTTAGTTTCTTAGTTATTTAGTATCTTCGTGATTGATAAGACATAAATATTATTGATACAAATACCATTATTACTTCTATAAATATTGTATAAAATGCTAAATAAGTTAGAAAATTAAAACGTTTTGGTTGATTCGCAAAACATGCTTTATCCTGATATAATATTACCAATACTAATATTGCAAATAATAATATATACAAACATACAAATATATTAAATACATGGACATTTAAATAATATAAACCTACATGTAAACCCAATATTAAAGCACCTGCAAATAACATTCCAAAACTTTTTAATTTACTATAAATATCTGATGAAGTTGTTGTAGTTGTACTAGACATTTATATATATATAGAAATTCTTATTTCTTCCAATAAAATTGATTCCATGAATATTTTCTTCTACTTACTCTAATACCAATTACTATCAATAATATAAAAATATATAAAAATGCTATCGTTATTACTATTGTTAATTTTAAATTATCACTTAAAATAGGTGGGTCTTTAAAAGCTATTATACCTAATGATATACCTGATATTATTATTGTAAAATACATTATATTCGCCCAAAATGCATAATTATACATTCCAAAATCATTCAATAAATATTCCTGCTTCAATTTTAATATCTTTGTTTTTAAGTTTTCATTAAAACTTACAATCTTATCTAATTCACTTTTATTAATATTAGATACATATTTATTCATATTATAAATTTCATTATAATTATTTAACTGTGTTGTTAATTCTATGTATTTGTTCTTATTAAAAGATAAAGGGGTTGCTATTGTTGAAAATGCAGAGTCTGCTGACATTATTATATTATCCTAAGATTAAATTTTTAATGTTTCTTTATTAATCCTATTATCATCAATACTAATTTATATAATAATACTAGTAATATAGTAGTAGAAACTACATATAATACTATCTTATTCATGTCCATAAATAATAATGTTATACTTGATAATAACATTATCATTAATATACTAAACGCTATCCAAAACTCAACCTGTCTTAACGTTTTCTTCTTCTTTATTATACTAATATTAAATATCAAATTTCTAATCTCTAATCGGGCAGATTCTATACTTTGCTGTATTATTGTAATGTCTTTTGATTCACTCTGAACATTATTTGACATCTCTTGCAACTTTTGTAAAATCTTTGATATCTCGGCGTCAGATGTTGTATCTGATGAAGCCATATCGATTTTATTCATATTCTCCAAATACTTATTCAATTTATATAATATATCATTTAACATACTCGCTACACTTGTAATTTCATCATCATTTATAGATGATAAACTACCACTTTGATAGTAATTTTGAATTACTAGAGATAATATAGATACTAAATATAATACAAAATGAATTTTTGCAAATAATCCTAATCGTGTATTTACAAAATCTCCTTTTTTCATATATTCCTTCATTAAACTAGTAATAAATTGATACTGTAATAAAGGATATGAACATTTAATATAAATATCGGATATTAATTTTGTAAAATATAATGATACATCTGGACCTTCTGAACTGCGAATATTATTTAAAATATTCGCACAACCTGCATTAGATGCTGTTGGAGAATTTAATTCTCTTGCTATTACATCTCGAAGCATATAATAAGATGTACTGTTATATAAATCTCCATTGCCTAATGAACTTATAAAATCTAAATTCTTGGGATCATTAATATCTTTTAATTCACCCTCTATAGAAAAAGCCAAATCAAAAAATGATGTTGATAAAGTACTTATATTATTATAAATTGCTTGAGTTTGAGCATCCCATAAAGAACTAAATATTATCGCTGCTCGACGCATTTTTTTGACTGTATCATCTGTTGTTCCATTTATAGGTATTACTGAATTTATCTTATTCTCTTGTTTTAATACATTTTGAACATTATTAAAATAATATGTTGTTATTGTTAACACTATTGAATCCATTAAATGATGCATCTTATAATGATCATTTGTAATCTGATCACCTAATTGACCATCTTTTACCTCTAAATTGAATTCTTTTAATATATTATCTCGAATTAATTTACATAATTTATAAATGACTAATTCTTCACCTGTATCTGTTTTTGATAATGTTATATTTATATCATCATGTAAAGAATTTCCTGTATAAGCTATTGTAGGTACATTTATTATATTCGTTGTTGTATCTTGTGCCTTAGTAGCAATTAATCCTGCATCTTCTGCATTTATTGATATATCATTAATATTCTTAAAATAACTATATACATCAAAAAATGATGAATAATTTTTAAAATTAGAATATGATTTAAATACTGTATTCGCATTTAATAATGAATTAGTATTATCTAATGTACTATTATCACTACCAATTGTATAAGCTGAATCATCAAAAGGATTCTTTGGGTTTTGATGATTACTGATACCAGTAGGGGGTACATAAATATCATTACTTCCTTCGTTTTGACTAGAACTTTGATTACCCATTTTTACTATCATAAAAGAAAAAAATAAAATATTTATAGTCTTATTACATGCAACATCTATATACTATATACTCTCCTGAACTTGGACTGTTTCTTGTCACTTTTATTATATCTCCATTTTTTAATCCAAAATAACGACTGATTGGATCAGCCTTTAAAATCAAAGGTAACTGAAATTTACTCTTTAAACTATACACTTCTAAAAGTGTTTTGATTTCTTGTGGGTCTCTAACAATTTCATGTTTAGGTACTAATACATGTTTCGTTATATTAAATTGTAACTCCTTTATATTAAAAATTTGCATTGTTAAATTTAAATCATTTATACTTTTTACATTACTCTGTGATATCTTGTCCGCTATTATTAAAATATATAAAGTATTATCTTTATTACTTAAATCCTCAAAGTATTTCTTTAATTCTGACCATTTAAATTTTGGTGAAAGATAATAAATGATTTTTATATTGTCTAAATTTAACTCAAATGATATTTTATTTAAATTATCATTTAATACTGTTTTATTTATATGATCTACATTTATACCTCGATCTTTAAACATCTCTAATAATGTTCCAAAACTTATAGTAATTAATTCCTGATTATTCATGTTTAATATATTATTATAAACTTTATTCCTTAAATATAAATTTCAATTTTTATTCTAAAATTATAGAAAATTTTGTATTATCAAATACTACTATCCCTGTTCCACTAAAATGACCATATTTTGATATGTCATATTTTGGTAAATCAATGTTATTCCAGAAATCATCCATATCCTTACATAAATGAATATCATCCAAAAATAGTAATCCCTTGTATTTATACTTCTTTAATGCATCTAAAATTACCTGCTCCTGTAATCCATCATGGGGACTAATATCTAAACAAATAAAATCAGTATCTAATAATGACTCTAGATCATCTAAACAATCCATACAACGCAATTCTACATTCTTTAATTTCTTTACTGTAAATTTATCATCTGGAATCCAGTCATAAATATCATAAGAAATAACTTTCTTTGATGCATCGACACCTAGTGCTGTCGCACTAAAACCAAAATATGTTCCAATATCAAATAATGGCTTTGTTGTCTTTAATTCCTTCGCAAAAAAAGATAATAATTTATAATGTTCTTTACCTGCCTCTAATTCAAAATATTGAAGATTTTGATCATTCCAATCAACATATTTTACATATTCACTTAAATCAATATTATCTATTATTGATTTATTTAATTTAATTACTTGTGCCATTTTATTATTAATAAAATGAATTTAATCTTAAGTACTTTAATAAAAATATAAAAATTTAATTATTATTATTAAATATCCAAATCATCCTGATTATTATTTATAGCCTTAAATATCCAACCTTTCCAACCACCTGTTTTATTTACTCCAATTGATTTTCCTAAAATCTTATCTAAAGCCTTTATTGCCTTATTCTTCTGAACACCCTTCATATGAGATGGTGCATTATCAGTCATCCAATTCTTGAAACATGTATAAACATCATTATAACTCAAAAACGAAAAGTCTGAACGTTCCATCTCTGATTCCACAAAATCTAAATAACAATCATTACTTCGTTGATACTCTCGAGTACATTTTAACACTTCCTCTGGCTCCTTTATTCCATTTAACTTATAATCCTTATAATGCTCAATCAACATACTCATAAAATGTTCTTTCCAGTCATCGAAATGTGATGATAAATCTGTATCCATCTTAAATTCTGTTGCTTTCTCTGGATCTGGATTCTCACAGAATCTTGATGTAAATTCTACTACACGAATACGACGCCAAGTACCTCCATCATCACTTGGAACAGATGGTAAATGATTGCAACACAATATCATTTTAAATTGTGGCTTAAACTCTATAGGCTCTTTATAAATCATACGAGCCTGAATTTTATCACCTCCTGATATTTCCTTCATTAAACCTATATTCAACTTTTCATCCTCACTCGGTTCCTGAAGTGAAGCAAAGCGTTTACCCTTTGACCTAGCTAATTCGGAAGTTGCACTTCCTGAACTTGCTCGTTTTTGTGTTAATAAAGTAATAGGAAACTTAATACAATATTCGCCAAACGATTTCTCAAACAATTCTATGAATTTTGATTTTCCGTTAGAACCACAACCTGTCCAAATATGAAACTTCTCTTCTCTAATATTTCCATTTAAGAAACTCGATAATAAAGTTAACACATATTTCTTAACTTGTGGTAATGTAAAGATCTTTGATAAAAAATCATTCATACCATTTATATTCTTTGATTCAGGATTATATGGTATATAATTAATTCCTGTTGTAAATGATATATAATCTTCTGGTCTTCCATCCCTAAATTCATCGATATCTAGGTCATAGACTCCATTCTCAAAGCCTATCAAATTACAACGACTATCTAGTTTTTCCTCAAACTTTTCGATATAAAATAAATCCTTACACTCTTTTATAATATTATCCTTGAAACTTGTCGTCTTTAATTTATTAACAATCGCATCAAACTTCTTTACCTTACTATCACAAGCATCTTTATCCTGATTATCCTCGGAAGCCTTCTGAGAATAATAAGTTCTCATATTTCGATACTCTTGAACTACCTCATTTGATAATTTAGTACGTAATGAATGCCCTGTATCACAAGATACCCATCTGTGACTACGAAATTCATACCAAAGATTATTTTTTATTGAAACACATACAAAATCATATTTAAACATAGAATGAACAACACGTGCTATATCTGTATGTGTCTCATTTACACTTGTATTTAGTAAACTAAATAAACTGTTTTTTATTATTTCTCGATATTTCTCAGGACTATCATGTTTACACCAAACATTTAAAGTCCCAATACCTAAACCATCATCTCTCATATAAGGCCATAACTTCTCACATTCACCATCCTTGAATTTACTATTCTTTTTACTAAAATCTATCCATTGTTTTAATAAACGATAATCTATATTCCTTAGACACCAGCCAACTTTGATCCAATCATCAAACTTATCTGCCCTTTTGATATCTAAAATATCAACCAATTTATAAACTAAATTTAAATCATCATATATATTTTTTTTATTATTTTGATTTACTTGGAGTGCTGCATTTACTTTCATTTTTTTTGCTTTCAATTCTGCCTCTTCATATTCTTTTATTAAATTTTCTTTTTCAATTTTTATTCCTGTACTCTTATATTTATTTCTAATACTCAAAATATCAATATATTTACTGTGATCTATACTCGGTGAAACTATCTTTTCAATTAATTTTTCTGAATCATATTTAAATATACTTGTCACTTTATATGCCTCCGATTGTGGCTTCTTACTTCCATACATTTGCCAATTATTACGAAATATTACTGATTCATCTATTACATCAGACGCTGCGTTCTTTACAGAAATACTTTCCAATAAATCGGTTATATCATTCAATATATCATTTCGAATTAAAAACTGAACGGATGGTTTTGTTACAATCTCTGGAATTATAATATGTAAACCATCTTTTATGAGTCCTTTATCTAATGTTGGTTGCGTCTTTTCCATTACATAAAAATTTATCTCTTTCGGAATCTCTAAATATTCCGAAATTCTTTTTAAATAAATATTTACGATCTCTGAAATAAATGTTTTATCATATCTTCTAATTAAATTTTCACTTTTATCAAACCTTAAATCAATATCAATTAAAAATGGAGAGATATCTCGATGCTTCTCTGTCAAATATAAATCATCGTTATACTTTACTGCTAATTTATATATAGCACTAAACTCATCTATTTTTTCTGATGGTATGTAAAAAGAACCAACTGGCTTATACATGCTAGTGTGAGTAAACTCATCACCCTTTTCTACTCGAAAACCTGAAATATACGTGTAAAAATCCCCTTTAGTATAAGCCATTGTATTAATTTAATAATATATTATTAAATTCTTTTTAAATAATATATTTATAATTTATAATTTATAATATACGGCAATTAAAGACAAAATTTTCAATATTTTTATTTTTACTTAAGTAATAAATTTAAATTATAAGTTTCAATTTTTTACACTAGATTATTTTGAACATTTTTTAAATTATCTTCACTTGTTATCATGCGTATATATACTTCATAAGGTTTAACTTTAGGATCTATATAATATCCTAATAATTGTGATGATATACTTTTATCATCAAAAGGTACTGTATTACATTTTTCATCTGGGAAATTTGTCATAGTATCTGTACTTGTATAAGGTACAATCGTTTCTTGTTGAATTTGTAAATTCAATGGTTCTGGTGTTAATTGTTGTTGTTGGAAATGTTGTAGGATTGCTGGCGCTTGTGTAGGCACTTGTGTAGGCACTTGTGTAGGCACTTGTACTTGTGGTGATGCTATTAAATTTGATATTTGATTCTTATTAAAATTTATAATCATTACAAATAAAGCTATTGTTAATAATATTGCTAATTGGAAATCTACTAATGCTGCTAATACTATTATTATTAATATTAGTACCTTTGCAAATAAACTATTTAAAAAAGGAACATATTTTTGATGATCTATAAAAGGTGAAACTAATATATAAAAAAATACTACTATCTTTAATGCTAACAAACCTGTATCTTTATTATTCATTTATTATATTTCGAACAAAAAAAATTAACCTAAGATGAATTAATATTTGCAATTAATTTTGTTACAATACTTGATAATTTATCATCAGATATCATATCTTTTCCTGGTGATACTGTTGAATTTCGATTAACTACTGCAGCAAATGATGTCATTAATTGATCTACAACATATTTCTTGTATTTTTCCTTTAATTCAGGAGATATACCTCTAAACTCATCTAAATCCATCAAGTTCTTAACCTCTAAAGCCTTTTCTTTAATCATTTGAAGATCTTCATTATCTTTCTGAATGATCAATAATAATTCAACTAATATATTATCAAAATAACGAATATATAATATTACCTTATTAATATCCTCTCGTTGCTTAGTTAAAAGTAGTACATTATTTCTATAAGTTATAATTACAAAAGCTAGAGTAAGCCCAAATAATACAATTACTATTATATTCATTACAAATAGTGAAACACTATTGTCATCCATTATTTAGTTTATATTAGGATTTTTTATTAAACCTACTAGAGTATAATACTCCTGGATACCGAACAATTGTATATTTCTTCGCTTCTTCCGGATCCATTTCCTCAATTGAACTTAATTCTGTATCATCTGAATCATATTCTTCAGCAGATTCTTCTTTATCCAATAAATTAGTTAAATTAATGTTTTCTTTTAAAATGTTATTTTTAGAAGATTTTGATTTTTCTTCAACATTAGATTCTTTTAAAATTACATTTTTAGATTTTAATTTTTCTTCAACTTTAGATTCTTTTAAAATTACATTTTTAGATTCTGAAGATTTTGAATTTTTTTTTGTTTTTAAAATAACATTTTTTGTTTCTGATTCATCTTCTGAATTTTTTTTTGTTTTTAAAATAACATTTTTTGTTTCTGATTCATCTTCTGAAGATTCATCTTTAGGTTTTAAGACCTTATTTTTTGATTTATCATTATTATTCATAAATAATATTAATAATTTTCGTTTTAATGGTTTTCGTAATACATTATTATTATAAACAGTTTCCAACCATTCTCTCATTTCATAATATTCCTCTTCACTACTATCTGAAATGATTAATTCTTTGTTACGATATGAAAAAAAAACTAATATACGATATACCTTATTAATTAATTCATCTAATGCATCATCTAGATCATTAATAATCCATTCATTATTATCAAAGATTTCCATTAAATTCTTTTTGGTACTTCTTAAACGTATATTAAAATTTTCAGGATGTTCCTTATCAAAATGTATATTCTTTATTATACCTACTATGTCTTTAGTTACTAAACATTGTAATAAATAATCTTTATCAGATTCAATATGTTTAACATTTTCACTATTAAAATAACGAAGTTGTATTGAAGGAGGAGTTACTTCTTTTTTAATTGGTTCTTTTGTTGTTTCTTGAGGTTTAACATGATTTTTTTTGTGAACATGTAAACTTTGTCTAGTACTATAACCTTTATTACAAATATCACAAGTATAATTATATGTTTTCTTAGAATCTAAATCATATAATAAAGCATTTAATGATATATCTGCTTTAATTGCTTTACAAGTTTTTTTATTATTATAATGTTTCTTCAAGTTACCTAATGTTTTTGCAACATATCCACATCTTTTGCATTCATATTCCATTATTTAATAATAATAAATTATCCTTAAATAATTTTTATTTTTTATAAATTAATTTATATTGAAATTAATATACGATTTAATAACTTTAATGATTATTTGGTAATTAATCGATTTATTGATAATAAATCGATTAATTAATAATAAATCAATTAAATAAACTATATGTATATATACACCCGTGTATATATAAAATATTACTAATAAAAATAAAAATATATAGGGTATATTTGGTATATATAATATAATAGTAACGGTTATATGGGGTTATATGGGGTTATATGGGGTTATATGGGGTTATATGGGGTTATATGGGGTTATATGGGGTTATATGGGGTTATATGGGGTTATATGGGGTTATATGGGGTTATATGGGGTTATATGGGGTTATACGATTATTATATAAATTAATAAATTAAAGTATAAAATAATAATTTATAATAATAAAAAATAATAATAAATGTATATAAAATAATAACATTATATATAATACAATGACATAATAATAAAATTTAATGCATTGATTTAATTGATAATTAACAATTAAATAATAAAATAATAGGTATTAAAAAGTATAATACAACAACAATTTACAGGAGGGGGGGGGAGGTAGCATAGTAAAGTAAAGTCGCCAGCTTTTTTGTTTTTTCTATAGAAAGTTTAGAATTTATAAAATAATTAAAAAATATAAAATAACAATATATTAGTATAATACAATGACATAATAATAAAATTTAATGCATTGA